GAGTACATATCCGCAAAATCTCTGATACCAGCATCTGCTACTAACTGACGGATTTCAGTAAATCGTTTTTTTGCATCACTTTTATCGCCGAGTAATTCTATTACTCGTAGTTTTACGTCAGATGCGATAATTTCTTCTGCGTCTAATGTAAGTACGTTATCGGTTACGTTAAGTTGTGATTCATTAATAATTTTGCGAATATCAGGATAATATGCATCTACCAATAATTTAACATCTGATACTTGATACACAACGTTTTCTTTTTTTAAAATACCCGCAATGTGTTTTGCAACATCTAACTTTGACGGCGGAACAACATGAAATTGTTGAGTTCTACTAACAATAGGATCAATAATACGTTCTACATAATTACATGTTAAAATAAATCTGCATGTTTTGCTAAATGTTTCCATTATATTTCTTAAGGCAGCCTGTGCGTTAGGCGTGATATAATCGCAGTTATGTGTTAGAATATTAGAACTACCAATAAAAAAATTATGATTACCTTCTACCGAAAGATCGAATACTTGTCGAGAAGTTGAATTTGTAATTTTTTTTATTTTTAATGTTTGCATTTTATACCGGTTTTTAATTTATCAAGTTGTGGTTTATTAACATCTTTGTAGTTAAAAAGTTAACTCACGGTGACATAATATGGTTATACTTATGAAGATCTGTTGTTTTAACTACCAATATATTTCCAGTTTCATCTAAAACGTACCACTTATGATCAGGAGTACATACGATAATTTCCCCGTTCTCAAGTTCGATTTCCATGGTATTCTGGACTCCCTTATCCCATAGGTAAAACCGCATCCATTCAATCTTATTGAGTTTTATGTTCCAGCTTTTTACTAAATCAGTTTCTTCACAAAGGTTTTTTATAGGGATTGAAACCTCCGTTCCTTTCCGTAAAACCCAAACTAGAGTGTTCTCATCTAAACACTCATCTAGAACTATAATTTTATTATTTTCAAATCCCATACTAGACGCGAAACTCTTAATTTTGTTACGAACTGTATCAACATTGTTTTCATCGGATGCATTAATATATAGATACTCACACGGAATATTCTTTACAATAATTTTTGCTATTGTTGTTTTACCAGTACCCGCCGGGCCGCTTAATAGAAGATGTGGCACATCGGACTTAGCAATAAAGGTTCCGATCTTACTACGAAGACTTTCATTGCCTATATATCCTTCTAACGTATCTGGCCGATATTTTTCTGTCCATAATGTATGCGTTGTATTCATTTATCTCCCAACGTCGCGTAAGTATTTTGATTTAACTTCATCCCATGTCATAAACATCACATCATTATAAAACAATATATCTGTGTTAATTCTGTTTTGTTCTATTAAATTATTGTATCGGTTAATAGCCTTAGGCTTCCACCAATCTAACACATCATCTATATCTCTGGCAAGGTTAGCTTTTAACTGTAGTTTATCTTCACTGATATCACCTAATAAAAATTCTTTAGTGTTATCGTACATCGGACAAAAATACACACCACGATGAAATCCATGTTGGTACTTACTTGCTTTGATTTTCGTTTCACTAAAAATTAAATTCATAATTTTTTGTTTGACGCCGGTGCCTGGTTGTCCTCTTGAGTTGGTTAATAAGCTTTTATATTTTTCGGGTCGTCGTTCTTTGATAAGTTCTAACATTACTTTATACATTTCATCGTCTGGCTTTAACGAAATTTTACCGCTGCTCTCGCCCATAGACTTCCACCATTTAATACCATTATACATTGATCCATCACCGTATAATGATGTAGTGGTAAGTCCTACCAACGCTTCGTTGTAATCGCGTTTCCAAATATCACGAACATATTGTGTAGCTAACATAGACGCGAGTAACTTACCACCTAAAAAATTATATCCAAATGGTTGTGTGGCTACAATAGTGGTTCCAATTGCGGTATGGTTTAATCCACCAGATTCTTTACGTTCGTCTGTCCATCCAACCCATTTATCACGGCCACCAAGATTCATAACATCGCTGCCTAAAGACGTTAATCCTAGCAATTTTCCATCTTCTTCATTTTCTAAGAAAAATCTAAGAAATCTGCCTGGGTTTTGGTCAAATTCAAACGAACTACAAAACACTCTCATAGTAGTCCATTCGTCTATACCAGCACGATCATCTTTCTCAATAAATCGTAATTTTGGCCGCAGTGCAAGCACTTCACGTTTTACTAATTCAGCGTTGTTCCAATCAGTAGGACGCCAAATTTTAGCTTTCATCATGCCTGCACGATTATGTAGTGTCTGGTAGTGATGATTGATTTCGTGATATTTTTTGTATAACGTATGTTCTCGTACATCCATGGATTTAACCATATCCATATGTTCTACAAATTTTGAAATCTTTGTTTCAAACGTTTCTTCTTCAATGTCAAAGAAATTAGATAACATTATTCAGGTTCTAGATAAAATTTTAAAAGTTTCAATATATCGTCTGTGGTGTATTTTTCTATTTTTATAGAGCATGACTTATGTTCGTTACAATGGCTAATCCACATATATTGAGCTGCGGACTCGGATACTATATAATTAGTTTCATTTGCTACACTCATAATACGATAAATTTCAGCTGTGTTAGTAAGTGGTATAACTAACCGCGTTGTTCTAGTCTTCAATTTTAATCTCAGGCAAATAATACGTTACCTTAAAGTCAGGAATTATAAATGTAACTCTTGCCATACCATCAGATGATACTTCCAACGTACCTGACTCTGCTTCTTTGTTTGCAACAAGAATATCTTTTAAATACCGCGCATGAAAGTTAATAGGATCAATCTTATCAACAGTTGTAGCAGTAACGCCAATAGACACACGGTTTGTATTCATCTTACTATGACCGATTACAATATCTACAGACTTTCCATCGGAAGTAACCGTGAATGTTTCTACGTCGGGTAACGCATTTTTTGCTCTGACAAATCGTTCAACAAACATTTTGTCGATTGTAGTCACAATATTAAATGTAGGTAACTTTTTTAATAACGGCACTTTTGGAATGTTATCTTCCGATGCAAGTACAAAGTTTGTTTTAACTTTATCGTCGCTTAATGTAATTGAAATATTCTTTGCGCCTGATTTGTTGACTTTAAGCGTTACGTCTTCATCAAGAACATTTAATAATGACTTTAATTGTTGCGTTTCGTAAATAGCATAATTCCCATCGTCAATCGTTAACAACGTTGTATTAACTTCACCGATAACATTACGATCATCGGAAATAAATCGAGTTGATACGCCTTTTGTATCTGCTGTTAACGTTACTGACTCAACAGATCCAGCTAAATTATATTTTGAAATATATCGTTCTAATACACTTTTCTTCATCTATACCTCTTATAGTAAAATTGATAACCACCAGCACTTCAAGTATGACTAAATATAATTGAAGTGTTGGCAGTTATCAAGACTTGTTTAATTGTACTCATTTAAAACGGTAGGGCGTCCTCGGAAGCCTCGGCATCAGATTGTTGGCCGGTGGATGAAATACTTTTGTTATCCCCCAATAATACACGGATAATCTGCGGATCAGGCGTAAATCCGTATTTTGCATATCTAAGGGTTCTATCAAATATTCCGTATGATGTTTGGGTGACAGACGAATCAAACACTAAAAGCTTTAGGTTTAAATGTAAAAGTGCATGATTATGCCACATCATATATATTTCACCGTTTTGTTTGTATAGTGAAATTTTACATACAGTGAAATCAAACGTATCTAATATATGTGTTGGCAGACCAAACTCTTTACAAATTAAATCTAATGCAACACCGGTAATTTTATTAATAAACGTAGACGAGTTAATATTACCACCACTAGAGCTAAGTAGTTCGCCACGTACATAAGCACCTGATGTTTCAATAACATTGCTAAACTGTGTGAAATTTAATTTAGATGTAAAATACAAATCAATGTCTTTAGCGTTAATATCAGTTGTACTTTCGTCTAATACACTTCGCATAACACCGCCTGCTATAAACGATACGTCTTCAATTATTAATGGAGATAATTCTCGTATCTTCGCTAGTGTATTAGGTTGATCGCTGAAATACTCGTTAACTTTTGCTTTTGTGTAGGTAGTAAGCATAATATTATAGTTTAATGTTAATTATACGTTTGCACGTTCTCGGATATCAGCAAACTTTTGGTCTTGTAACAACACACCATTTTCCCAAACCACTTGTAATAAATTAATTCCAAATTCATGCGTTGTAACAGTTTCAAGAATACCTTCGTCGGTACGAATTAACTTTAAACGACCTGACTTTGACCACTTAGCAGTATCAGTTGTAGGCTTTTTTGCAAAGTCACGAATTTTACCGTCACGAATCATACTTGATGCTTTAATAGCAAATTGGTTTGTGTCTCTATTCATTTGTTGAAGCAACGCGCCGCCCATACCAAACGCTACATTATCTGCAGACCATCCACGAATTTTTAACGATTCTAAAATTCGTATAATTTCTTCTAAGTTAATACCGTCGCCTTGAATAACACGAACTTTGTTTAAAACTTTAAATCCTAAATTATTTGTGGTATATCCAAATTTATCGCCAAGCTTTTCAATAACTTGTCTAACAACTTGGTGTGGGATTCCTGAGTCAGGTCTGACTACTAATGTAGCATTAGCTGCAAGTACCTGTGACTTTAGTTCTTCGCCCCAAATATGTTCACATGCATTGTAAATATCATATGAGTCAGATACCACTGCATATAGTTGTCCTTCTCCAAATTGACGAATCATGTTTTGGTACGCTTCGTATTCAAATTCACGACCCCATGCAGTGATTGCGCTATGTTCTGCCGCGGGAATACTAAACCCAGCCATATCTTCATCATAAAATTCAGTTGCGCCTTCAAGCGCAATCATTGTATCAGTACCCTTGAAGTTTACTAAATGTGCCATACCGCCAATCATAGCGCTTTCTTCAGATGATACGCCTCTGTATCCGAAATCCTGTAATTTAAAATCTAGGGTTGTAACGTCACCTGTTTCTTCTAGGTACTTTTTAATAACTTTTTTAATTTCTTTTGATAACGTAGATACAGTGATAGGATACCATATTTTCAACAACAGTGTTTCAATATAATTTGTAACCCAAGGCAATTCAGGATCAGTGTTTTCAATCGTCATCAACACATTTCTTGTAGGAACCGAAGTACCTTCAGGCACTGCCGAAATTCGTACAGGTATAAATCCTTTATGTACATTTACAATACGTTCCCACCCAGCACGGTTGAACATGTTCGGACCTAAGTGTTTTTCAATACGCATTTCTGCATAATCAATATCTGCTAATGTTACAGGCGTACTTAAATATTGTTTAAGATAGTATTGTAATCCAAAAAATGTGGTTTCTGCAAATGTTCCGCCGCGACTTTCAAGGTACGAATAAATATTCGTAGTGCCAGGCGGGTATTGTTTAAAGTGGCTTACTTTGTAACTATCAGTTCTGATAATGTTATTCATATAATGCTCCGTATTTTATATCTTGGAAGTGTGTACTAATCTGTAAAATTGTATCTATATCACAAGTTTACAAATGTTTTGCTAATAATGCCACTAATGGTTTATGTGCCGGCATTACTTCAATACTATTATCTAACAAAGCGTTTACTGGAACCCATTCAACGTATTCAATGTCATCGTTTGCTTCAGGTCTACCTGATTTGTATGTAGCGATAAACATTAATGTTTTAATCTTATCTTGACTTTTGCGATATCGCCAATCATCAATAATAAGGCTACCGATATATACAGGTTCTTCTACTTCAACGCCGGTTTCTTCGTATACCTCACGTTTTGCATCAGCTTCGTATGTTTCAGATATTGGATTTGCAAAACCGCCAATAAAACGTAAGTAAGATTCTCCAGGCTTTTTGCCAAGAAGTACCATATTTTTTGATTTATCTAATATTGCAACATCTACGGTAGGATAACACGTAGGATATCTATCCAAACTAGCAGCAATCATTCCTGCTCGAAATTGTGATGTTGGTGTGAAATTATTTGCAATACGCCGGCGAATTTCTGTACCTGAAATATATTTTGTTGCTTCTAATTCTTGCGTTGGAAATTTACCCGTGTAGTATGGCACAAAACTATCTCGACTACCGTATAATATCACGGTTTGATATGGTTTAAGCCATCGGTTGATTTGCGCATCAAGTTTAAGACTCCACAATTTGTCATCGTGTATATCTTCAAGATAATGTACTTCAACATTTGGAAATGTTTCATGTATCATTACTTTACGTGCATTAAAATCTAAGGGATTTTCAGGTGTGTTTCTCAACGGAGAAAGCCCAACAAAGATGATTACGCGATCATGTTTTGATATCACAGATCGAATTAAATCTTGGTGGGCTTCGTGAAGTTCGTGAACGTGCCAACGTCCTACTAAAACACCCACATCAGCTACTACTTGACGCGGGTTCATCATAAGTTGTTCAGTCATTGTATCCTCTATCTATATCAGAGTGTGAGTACAGCATTAAGTAGGTACTTGTCAATTGACATCTTTCGCTACTTGTAATAAGTATAGTCTATGTTAGATTAAAAGTCAAGCGTCCACAATATTATTTTAATTTAATAATACCTTTAGTAAATCCACCTTTTAATTTTCGTTTTATAAGACGCGATTTTTGTAATACAGTTGTATTAATTTTATAGCAACGAAGCAATCCATCAACAACATCCAGTACATCACCAATTTCTTCAATTAAATTTTTACGATCCATTGATACCATTACTTCTGTTGCTTCTTCAACTAACTTTGCACGTAAAAATATACGAAATTCGTCCTCAGTTTTAGTGAGTCGAGTCTTGGTACGTTCTTGGTCGTATTTATCTCTAACAAGCTTCATTTAGATTAACCTTATGTTTTGATTTTTGTAAAAGTTCAATAAGATGATCCACCTCTGTAGGTGCCATCAAAATACGAACTTGATCTTGTTCATCCATTATTTGTAGTAATACACCGGTACGAGTTGTGTTTGGATTAACTGCGTAATGACCTGTATGCATTGATAATCTATTATAAATCATTATTTTTTACGAGCTAACTGTAATAAGTTATATTCTTGTTGACTTTGATTCCGACGTTGTTCTTTAAAAGCGTTAATAACTTTAAATACTGATATATCAAGTGGCGTAGCAACACGAAGAATGTTTTCTTGTGGATGTGAGTGATATGATGAATAAAGTTCTTCGGTGTGTACTACGTTGCCCTTATCAATATAATGCCATTCATCTTTATGATTAGGTAAGTTAATTAATTGTAACAGTTTGGTTTCGATGATATCAGTAAGTTCATAGTCATCAACTTCAATTGTAATGTTTTCTACGTGTGTACGTGTTCCTGAAATTTGCATATTATGGAATGTTAAGGTCTAATTTAGTTTGTATTATATGTATACAACTATTCGGTCTTCCAGTTTTAGTTTTAAATCCTAAACAACTACACCGTAGTTCGTTATGTTTACGTTGTACTATATGATGTGATCCTTTTTTAGACCCAGCAAACGTTTGTAAGTTAGTCCATGTAGAAGGACCGCCATCTTCAACTTGCCACGGCATGCCATCATCAACGGCCGGCGGCTTTGGTGGTGCAACAGGTTTGTAAGATTTAAGTTTTTCTAGTATATGATCTGCGATTCGAACTTTACCAAGTCTATCACTGAAATCTTTCGGCGACACTTAAAAATCTCCTAAGTCACGCACTTCAATGCCTACAGGAAACAAAGGCGTTTTGTCACGACTTAATTCTTGATATCGAATTTTTAAGAATTTGTTAATATGATCTGTGCGGGTGTTATAAAGATCGCGTCGGTGTTCCATTGAACCTTCGGGCATACAATCAAATGTTTCACCAAGTTCATTTTCACACACAAAAATTGCAGCACCTTTAAATCTACCTTCACCAGACTTAACCGCTACAATTTTAAATTCAGCGTCAACAAAGTCTTTAAATTTTTGCAGTTGTACGGAACGATTGCCAATGTCGTATCCAGCAGAATTATCACGAATCATTGTACCTTCATAACCATCTGACGTAAACTGCTTATGGTACGTCATTACTTCACCAATGTCAGATGCCGCATAGGTCGGAGCGCGAACAATCGAACCTTCAGATGCCAAAGTAGCAATCTGTGAGATGTTAGATTCCAGCAAAGTATGACGGTCGGAATAGGTGAGTTGAACATCAACAACATCATAGACAATAAAATTAAGTCGTTCTGACAAATCTGGAACATATTTTTTGGTTGATTTAAGAGTTTCTTGAAGAAGCAAATTACCAGGAAGAATTAATTCACCGTCGAGAATTTTGCCTCGTAGTTGTACCGGAAATTGTGCAACTAAATGATTGATTACGGCAGGAATAATTTCCTTACCGCCTCGACTCCATCCTTTTGTACCGTCAAAAAACATGCGTTGACCGTTATACTTTGGTTGTACCATAGTAGGCCACTGCATGTTACTACCACGTTTTGCAAACGGATGTGCGAGCATTGGTAACGGAAGAATGTCAGAAATCACACCCCGATGTGCATAACCCTTATCCATCTGCTTTTTTACCATACTGGTATATTCTGCAGTAGCTTGTTGTTTAGCGGAAGTTTCGTTGGCTTTGCCTACGTTCTTCGGAAACGCTTCATATGGTTCAGACCATTGCACAAGAGATTGAGTCCCATCAGCTTTATCTTGCCAATATGACGTTTGCGTAAACCATTGGTCGCCGTTAGAAACAACATAACCTTGCCAATACTTTGCCTTTCCTACGCGAGTTTTTGATTGTAACGGGCGGGACGATTCGTAAATTTTCATTGTTGTTAATTTAGGGTACAATGAAACATACCTAATAACAAAATAAAAGTCAATAGGTATATGTCACATGAATGTATCAGAAATATTAATTTATTTTCCACTCTTTTGGTCGCCATTCACCTTTCAAGGAAAAATTACCATTACCAGTACCTTGTATCACATCAATAGATGTGATTTCTCCGTTAGATACATTTACTTTCTGGATTAGTTGATCTAATTGTTGAATTTCAATGTATGGTAATATTGGAAGCTTAAGTAATTTCTTTAATCGTTTTGTTTCTTTTTTTGACGTGAGGAAGTATAAATAACGATGCTTTGAAGTTTCTTCTTTTTGCCAGAATGTATGGTTAATTGTTTTAGCTAAGCTCTTGATATTTTTATTACCAAACTTACTACCAACCGTTCTGCTATGAATCCACGGGCTTGTGT